ACTTAGGAGATACTGTGATGTGTTTAAATAATTGCGAAGGAATTAGAATAACAATAACACAACAGTAATAAATAGTATTATGAACATAGACAAAAAATTAAATGAAATGAGACCAAAAGATACTCCTCTATTAGTATTAGGTTATATCATATTGGGTATGTTTTTATTAATACCTGCTACAGCAAATGCACAAGACAATGAAGTTTTACTTGATCAAACAGGTGATAATGTAGTTATCAACATATTACAAGAAGGATATGATAACAGTATAGATGTTGATTTAGGATTAGGTGGGTTTGATACCACAAACAAATTTGAAGTAGAACAAGAAGGATTTAATAACGATATCTTTTTTAGTGTAGGTGGAAATAATAACAATATGCAGTTGATACAAGTAGGCAACAACAACGATATCGGTTGGACAGATTCTTGGGGAAGTGGACTTGGTTGGGGCGGAGACTTAGACGGCAATAATAATAACTTGCATTACGATCAACGATGCTCGTATGTCAGTTGCCAGCGAAGTTTTATAGGATATCATATTCAGGGTAATAGTAACAATGTAAGATGGGGTCAAGGCGTTAAATTAGATAATAGTGCAGATACTTCTTTTTATTATGACGGAATGGAAGAAGGTGGCAAAACTGCTATAATAGACATACACGGTGATAGCAATTCATTAGCGGGTTGGCAAGCATCTTCCGGTGCAGGTACTCATAGTGCTACAGTATACCTATACAGCGATAGTAATGCGGCATACATAGAACAACGTGGCAATGGCAATAAGACTCTTAACTTAACAACATATAATGACAGCAATGTTGTAAGTATTGTGCAAAAAGATAATGCGGCCCATACTGGCACAGTAGTTTTGAACGGCAGTTACTCAACAACACTGGATTTACTTCAGCAAGGAACAACAGCACAATCATATTCGCTTTCACAATCCTGTGCAACAATAGGCGGCTGTTCAATCTCTGTAACACAAGGTAACTAATGCAAGAGTTAGACGTTTTCGGAAACCCAACAGGAACAACATATCCGGGCGAAGAAGGTTGCCCTCAAGATATGATTTGTTTAACTGAAGAAGGATTTAATCAACTTCTTGCAGAATCTGATATGGTGTACAACACAGAATCACATACAGTTGAACCTATGGGAGATGCCGAAGCAGTATTAGACTTTACAACACAACTACTGTTTTTAGATTTTTGGACTATTGCCTATCTGGCCATTCCGCTTACAATATTTGCAGTATATGGATTAAGCATATATGCTGGTTTCAAATGGATTCAAAAGAAACTTTCTTAATTTAAAACAAAACTAAATATTTGTATGTTATTTACTCATAATGGACAAATGAATAGTTCTGTAGAAGATTTATTACGCCTTCCATTAAAAACTAAAAACAATCAAAAATATGTTTATCCTATTCAGATAGAAATGAGTAAAACATGTCCTCCAGTTAAAGATCATATAAAAATATCAGAAGCAAAATCTTTTAGATATTCTGTGCCTTTTGAAGTAATTCAGGATATTAAAAACAATCATTGTAAATTGCTGTTTGACTTTACTAGTGAAAGTTATGATATTACTTACAAATATTTTGGCGGCAAAGATTATTCTCATCAGATAATTTGTAATACTATGCAAAAATATAATTTAAATAAAAATGATGTAATTTTATTATGTGGAAATATTAAACCTTTCGAACCAAAAGAATATCATGTGGTAAGTTTAGCGTATCAGATTTTTATGCCTTTATGTCAATCTGAAGATATTATAAACAAACAGTATAATCAAATTAAAAATAAAGTATACAGGCCCAAAAAGTTATTGACGTTTATGGGTAAACCTTACAAACACAGAGCAGAAATGTGTAAGTTTATTTTTGAAAACAATTTTCATAAAACAAATCTAGTAACTTGTTACACACCATTTAAAGATATGTCTATAGACAAATATAAAGATGATCTTAATTTAAGTAAAGAATTTTTAGAAAGTTTGCCCTGGATTTACGACTTACAAGACAAAGATTCAAGTGATCCATTTTTACCCAGGCTGTCAAGTGATACAGAAAAACAAGCATTTTTAGATACTTACATTCATTTTGTAAGTGAGACATACTTTGAACATACATCAGATGATTATAATAATTATGAATTAGATATGACAGACAAATGTGCCAAAGCAATAGTAATGGCAAATCCTTTTATACTTCATGCTCAGCCTGGAGCATTAGGTTATCTCAAAGACTGTGGATTCAAAACTTTTGATAAATGGTGGGACGAAAGTTATGATACTGAAAAAAATCATACTGAAAGAAAAAACATGTTATATAAACTTTATTATGATTTGTCAAAAACATCTCACAGCCAGTTAGCAAATATTTTATATGAAATGTATGATATTGTAGAGCACAATAGGGATCATTATAATACATTTAAAGATTCGTCTAAACATTACAAAGAGTTGTACAGTATTCTTGATAAACTGTTTCACATTAGATAAATATATTATGTTATAAGAACAGATGGTTTTATAACACTTATATATAAGGAGAAAAAATATGAACAAATTTAAAAACATGTTCTTTGGTATATTTTTTGTTATCTTCGCTCAAGGATGTGCTACAGTTGGTACCATATTTGATGCAGTAATTGAAGGCGTAGCAGACACAACTGATACAGTTTTTACTGGTGCGGCAAAAGTCACAGGAGCAGTTGTAACTGAAGCCGGTGGCGTACTTCAAACTGGTGCTGAACTAGGCGTTGGAATTGTCCAAGGTGCTGGTGACATAGTTGCTGGTTCAGTTGAAGTTGTTGCTGATTCTGTAAATGAATCTACAGACGCAGTTCAAGAAGAAGCAAAGCCAGAAGAAAAGAAGTAGCCGCTCATTCTCTGTGAAATGTCTGATCACAAAATGTGAAAAAGACGTTAAAGCAGAATCCTCAAAAGAGGATGAGCTTCAGGTTGACGAGGACATCAAAGAACTTATAAAGCAAATTAAAATGCTTAACAAGGTGATGGAGTATTGTTCTAAGAACCCTAAAGAGTGTGAATAATGATAAGTATATAAAAATTACTTATTATTGTGAAACTTAACTATTTTATTATTTTATTATTAACATTTCCTCTGTTTTTAACAGCAGAGGAAATTGTTATTAGTCCAGCATACTTACCGGAAGGTAGAGTATTAGATCTTACTTATAATCTCCCACTAGATCCTTATTATTGCGATAAAAATCCTGAAATTTGTGAAAAGATAGCAACCAGTAATATTCCAATATTTGATATGACACCACGTGCCACTAATGGACAATGGTTAGCATTTTGGACATTTCAGTTATTAGATGTTTATTCAACATCACGAGCATTAAAGTATGATTGTGTAAAAGAAATAAATCCACTTTTTACAGAAAATCCTAATGATGCTAGACTAGTACTAACAAAAAGTTTTTTATTACTACCAGGCTTACTGTACAATGATTACTGGACACAGGTAACACCTGAGGAATTAGACGATACTAATATGTTTTATGCGGCAGTTGTTGGAAATAATTTCAGATTATTAAATCAAGCCAAAGATAGTTGTAACAAAATTCATTAAAAATAAATATACAGATGCTAAAAGAAAGAGTTATAGAAGTTACACATTATTCAGATAGACTGTTCAGTTTTAAAACCACACGTGATAAAACATTTAGGTTTAAAAATGGCGAATTCTGTATGATCGGTCTAGAATTAGAACCTAAAAAAATTATGAGAGCATACAGTATTGTTAGCACTAATTATGATGACTATTTAGAATTTCTTAGTATAAAAGTTAAAAATGGTCCTTTAACAAGCAAGTTGCAAAACATACAGATTGGAGATGAAGTATTAGTAAATCCAAAATGTACAGGAAGTTTAGTTGTAGATTATTTAACACCTAAGAAAAATTTAATCATGTTAGCAACTGGCACAGGAATAGCACCATTTGTTAGTATAGCAAAAGATCCTGCTACTTATGATAGATTTGAAAATGTTTATCTATTTCATACTGTAAGAGAAGTTGCTGAAATAACATATAAAAAACAAATAGTAGAATTAGAAAAGTATATGAACGTTACTTACATACCCTCAGTAACAAGAGAACAATATTTTAGACAGGGAAGATTTTGGAATCACATAGAACCTGTATTAGGCAGAAATTTTGATAAAACTCAAGATTCCATAATGGTGTGCGGCTCTCCCTCCTTAAACAAAGAGTGTAGAGAGACCTTTAGACATTTAAAATGGGAAGAGGGAAACACTGGTGAAATGGGAGATTTCATGCTGGAACGTGCCTTTGTAGACTGAAAATAATTTTATAAAGTACTTGACAAATAATAGATATATTGTATAATATATGTATATTTAGAAATTAGGAGTAACTTATGAATATGTCAGAAATCAAACAAGCAGTACTGAGAGGTAACTTTTCTACTTCAGATTTACAGTCTTTAATGTCTTATACAAGAACTGTTATGGAAACACAAACAAAAGCCACATTAAATGTTGGCGATAATGTTTTTGTTGTACAGAAAACAAAAAGAACACCTGGTATTATTAAAAAAGTAAATATCAAACGTGCTATTGTTGACATGCAAGGTAGTAGTTACAATGTGCCATTGAGCATGATAGAAGTAGCATAATTTTTAGTGTGTCTTCGCCATTTGCGGCAGGTTATACCACTTTAATCACATAACCAAAAGTTGCGAGTCAGACGCCTGAGACTTCCAAAACAAGGCAGATTAGAATGCCCTGCTAGAAATAGCAGGGTTTTTTATGATAAATATTACTATGAAATGGTTATATAGCGGGTATGCCGTAGCAGTATCAATTGTTTTACTACTCGCACTAAGGGTAATTGACCCTACACCATTACAAAGTTTACGTGGTCAAGTTTTTGACAGTTACCAACAATTAGATGAAATAGTACAAAGTGAAGATGTTGTATTGTTAAACTTTGGTGAAAATACTTTAGCAACTTATGGACAATATCCTTTTCCAAGACAATACTATGCTCAACTAATTGTAGATGTTGCTAGTAAAAATAGTGGAGTTGTGGGTTGGACAATAATGTTTCCAGAAGAAGATCGTTTTGGTGGAGATCCAGCCTTTGCTAGTTTTTTAGAACAGAATAAAGTAAATGTTCCTGGAGCAAGACGAAACCCTGTAAATTATAATGTGTTAAGTCAAACGCCTAGTGTTAAAGGTATCAAAACATCAGGCCCTCATATAGGCACAGGCACTATTGGTCCTGTACCAGCAAAAGACTATTTGTTAAAATGGCCTAACTTAGTAACTAACGTACCTATGCTGGAAGTAATGGCAAATGGAAAAGGAGTAAATGCTTCTGCGCCACAACCAGATAACCAAACAAGAACTTACCCACTAGCAATCACAGTAGGTGAAAAAATTTATCCTAGTTTTGCTGTGGAAATGTTGAGAGTTAAAACCGGCAATAAAAGTTATATAGTTAAAACAAGTGAAATAGGTATACAGGAAATTGCTGTTAAAGGATTTGAACCTATTGTTACTCAACCTGATGGCACAGCATATATAAGATTTAATAACAATTTTGAAACTATAGAATATACTGGAGCAGACAGCATACCAGATCTAGCAGGTAAAATGGTTATAGTGGGTGTTACAGCAGAAGGTATTGCAAACCCGGTACCTACACCTAGAGGAAACTTATATCCACAGCAGATACAAGCTCATATGCTACAGAACTTTATAAGTGGCAGTAACATAACACGAAGCCAAACAGCCGCGTTCTTCGAGCTTCTGACAGCACTTCTCACAATGGTTCTAGTAGCATTAGCAGTTTATAGACTGCCATTGCTTTGGACAGCACCTATTAGTTTAATTATATTAGGCGGTATAGCATATTATAGTGTAAGACAATACACAGGTAGTTTAGTACTAGTAGACGCAACATTTCCTGTTCTAAGTGGCTTTTTAGTATTTACACAGGCCGCATTTAATAACTTTTACAAACAGTTTAAATTACGTGAACAAATTAAAAAACAATTTGAACACTACCTTGCACCAGCAATGGTTAAAAAGTTACAAAAAGATCCAAGTCTATTACGTTTAGGTGGAGACACAAGAACAATGACATATTTGTTCTCAGACATTCGTGGATTTACGCCAATATCGGAACAGTTTAAAACAGATCCACAAGGTTTAGGTAAACTTATAAACAGATATATGACACCAATGACTGATCTAGTGATGCGTAAAGAAGGAACAATAGACAAATATATAGGTGATGCCTTAATGGCAATATGGAATGCTCCACTTGATGTAGATAATCATGCTCAGTTGGCAATAGAAACAGCACAAGAAATGGAAGTGGAACTTAAAAATCTTAATAAGGAACTTAAAGAAGATGGCTTAATGGAATTGGGTGTTGGTATAGGTATCAATACAGGTGATGCTGTAGTAGGTAACATGGGTAGTAACCAACGTTTTGATTATACAGTATTAGGTGATAGTGTAAATTTAGCGGCCAGATTAGAAGCACAAACAAAAGAGTATGGTGTGTTTTTTATGTTTACAGAGCATACATTAAAACAAATATCAACGCCAGAAAATTTAGTTATGCTGGATAAAATTGCAGTTAAAGGGCAAACAGCACCAGTATTAATTTATACTATTTTAGAAGATCATAAATATGCAAGAGTAGTAAACAGAATGGTAGATGCATATCAAAATAGAGAATGGGCAACTTGTTCAAATCAAATTGAGATAATTAAAGATCATAAATGGAACGACACATTAGCAGATTTATATGCAAATAGAATTAAACAACCAATGCCTGTAGGTGATTGGGACGGAGTTGAAAGGAAAACAAGCAAATGATTTTACAAAACATAGACAAAATTAACCACAGTAATTTAAAGACAAAACCTTTCGATCATATCATTGTGGAAAATTTTATTACTGGATTGGATAACAAAACTATGTTTGAAAATTATTTAAGCACCTGTAAAGATATTTCAGATCAAAATTACCCACCAGATGGTCCTAGATATGTAACCAATTATTACAATGTTAATGAACTTATTACAGAAAAACAAGATTTAATATGCCAGGCAATAAACAATGTTTGGAATGTAAATGTAGATGAAATTCGTGCTGTAAATAACATGATATCCAAGGGCCAAAATTTAACAATACATAATGACTATTATCCACCAGAAGATGATATGTATGTGCCTCCTGTTAGAGGCATAGTTTACTGTAATCCTGAATACACATTTGGCACTAACATATATGATCATGATGAAAACAATGAGTGCATTCCAGATAGTATACAAACAGTGGGCGGCCAACCAGGAACATTATTTTTATTTAGAGTATCTGATAAAAGTTGGCATAGTGCTCTAAATACAGAAAATAAATCCCATAGAATAATTGTTTCTTTTAGAGCAGTAAATGTAGAAGAACATAGTGCTTTTTTTAACCAAAATACATAGTTTTAAATAGATTATTCATCTGGTTGCCAATCCTTTATACCTCTAAAAAATTGATAATAATGTCTAAAATCTTTTAGTTGTTGTTTGGCGTGAAACATTTCTAAAGGTATCCCTTCAGTTTTCTTTACTAATGGAAAATAATATCTTTTTATAACACGTTCTAACTTACCAATATCTTTTTTTAAGGCGTCTAAGATAATATTATTAAATTCTAAATCTTTAACAAGATCTAGTAACCAATAGTGGTAAGGGTGCTCAGGATTATATCTCCTGATCACATCACGTGTCTGGTAATACAGAGCTCTTATAGGATTCATTGTGGGTCTGTATGAGTTCATTATTTCTTTAAAATAAAAACTTTCGTGTTCTGTGGCCATATTCTTTACAACTCTGGCATAGTCCTTTTTCATAGCCTGTTTAAGAGTTTCCAAACTTTCATCTATTTTTTCATGGTACTCTTTGTATATTTTATCTGCTATTTTTTGATATTTTGCAGGTAATTTATTGTAGTACACATATTTAATTTCTTCTATATCGTATGTACCTTCAAGTAGTGAGTGTGGAATTGTTTTGGTTCTCTGAAACTGGTCTAAGTCGTTCTGTATTCGCAAGACATTAAAATCTATGATTTCGCCTTTGCTCATAGTAGTATTTATCTAAGAATTGATTTCTAGTATAGTATGAAGTTTTTCTGTGCCACCATTTTTATAAAGTGTGATTCTGGAACCATTGTGAAGAGGCTTAGGCCATTGCCCAATATTAACCCAGGCATAACCACAACTTTCGTTATTCAATGTAGGTAGAAACTCTTCCTCTACCACATATACAAAACTGTAATAGTAAAAGTTTTTATCTTTGCTTTGATAAACATCTATGGGATTTAATTTTTGTAGTTCAGGAACAAATCCTATTTCTTCGTCTAATTCTCTTAAGATACATTCATAAGGTGTTTCTCCCTTTTCAATCATACCTCCCCAGAATCCCCAGGTGTGATTAAATCGTTTTGTTCCTTCTCTGAGTTGTAATAAACATCTACCAGTATCTTTGGCAAGAAAAACAACTCCTGCCGCAGTGGTTTTCATTATAATATGAGTCTCCAAAAGCCAGGTTTATATTCGCCTTCAGAACTACTTATCCAGCCTGTGCCTGTCCATTTGAATTGTTTGGATGTAAATGTATTGGTTGTAAATTGTGCTGTTGATGTAGAACTAGCATCGAATACAACAGTCCAAGCAGAACCATTATAACTGATAATATCGTTTTCAGATGCATCTATGTTCCAGTTAGGGTATCCAGTTTTATCTAAATCCTCTGTAATTAAATATCTTTGTCCTGTAGTTGCAGACGGCAATGTACCATCGCCAGGATAGTTTTCTCTAGGATCTATGATTTTATCTACATCGTCTAAAGTGTCCACTGGAAGAGTATCTGTATCTATGTTAAATATCAGTGATGTATCGTCTAATGGATTTGCTGTAACACTACCAACTAACATATTGAGCTCATTATCAGAATCTGCAGATATATTTAATTTTAATTTACTTGTTGCTTTTAATTCACCTAACATCTCTATAATGTCTGACCATTTTTGTCCTAGTCCTGCACTATTAACTAATCTGGCTGTGCTACCAGCAATTTGTACATATAAATCATTTGGTGTAACAACAACTTCTCCAAGTTCTGCAACTGAACCAAAAAAGTCTGCATACTCTTCGCTGTAACCCAAATCATCTAAATTAGGTGATGAATGAATATCGTTTACAATTCTCTGAATGATACTTTGTCGTTTTACTTTTGCTGGAGGCGAAATCCATATAGGTGAGCTAAATGTCATTGTGGAAATATCTAATTGCTCATCAACTCCTGCAGGAACACTTCTACTGCTCCAATTTATATCAGTAAGTTCTACTTCAAACACACTAGTCCAGTCTAGTGGATTACTATTAGATTGGAGTTGAATACTAGGATTAAATAGTACAAAAATTTGCTCCAATATTTGTAATTTGGTATCTGTATTAGTAGTCCATATATCTATGTTAAATGTTAAATTATATGGTACTGGCATATATCTTTGTGTAGTATATAGATTGCCTTGAGCAGATGAATAAGCACCTGTTTCTTTATTAAACTCTCTTTCAGCAACCTGTTGGGTATCAACTAAAAATGGTTCATGAGTTCTATCTCTTGCTGGTTGAATACTTTGTATTGTTAGAGCTATAAAAGGAGCACTATTAATAATGTTCTCAGAATTATTACGCAATAAACTGGCAACCATTCTGCTACTATCACCATACCTTGCTGGTACTCTATTATACTTTGTGCCTTTTTCTGTAAACTCTCGTACTTTAAAATTAGAAAAAATCCTTATTACCTGAATAAGATATCTTTTAATCTGCTCATCGTACCAGTAGTCTAGATTTTTTCCTGCCATTTTATTCTTCGCCGTACTCTAATTCGTATTCAATATCGTCTATTTTATTTGATAAGCCACGTATTGCATCTTCAAAAACTTCTTCTAATTGATAGATAGCACTTTCTAATTTGTTTTTAGCATCAAAAACCTGACGCTCTTGGTATTCATCTAATTCAAGTCCAACCTCTTCTGCTATACCACCTAATTTAGATACTATCTCAACATGAGTATCAACATACTTAATTGTTTTAGTAATTTCCCTAGCACTACCTAGAGCACTTTCTAGATCAGACTTTTTATCTTCCAATTTGGATAATTCTTCTTTGTTTTCTATAAGTTTTTTATTATTTAATTCTTTAAATCTCATGTTAATTATCCGTTTGTGGTTTTACAACCTTGCTTAAATTAACTCTTTCATTTTGTGTTTCGCCATCAGAATTAATTGTAATACTATCGTTATTAATAAATGTGGATAATATTTTGTTAGCCGCACTCCAGTTACCTCTTTCATCTGAGCCAACGTTGAGCCATCTGCTACCAGATTTTTTAAACAACCTGTTTGGTGAAAAATCTGTTCTCAAAAAATAATCTCCATCGCTTGTTCCACTAGTTGGAAAACTTTCGCCACTTCCAACCACACTTAAACCATTTATAGGTTGACCATCATTGCCACCAAATGCTAAACCTACTGTAGGCTTATCAGGCACTTCTTCATCAAAATATAAATGAGTAGTATCTCTATATTGAGGATCATAAGGTACATCACGTTCTGCTTGTTCCAATATCTTGTCGTTTATATTGATTTCATTTGCGTATGTACTGATCAAGTTTCTTAAATCCTCTTCCTCATCTCCAGTACCAAGTATATCTCTGTATTCTTGTGAGTCTGTAATAGGACCTAGTTTAACTCTCCATAAATGAGGCCACCATCTGGGATCGAAACCTTCGCTAGGTCTTGCTCCATCAGTTACCACATAAAATCTGTTTACTGCTTCATCACTACCTAAAAGTAAATCATCACGTAGATGTGGTAGTTCTAAAACATCACCAGGCATAAGTTTTCTGCCTATACTCTCAACCATGCTTTCAATATGAAAGTTCATAAACACTTGGTCGTTTGCCAAAAACATACCAAATTGTGTTAAGTCAAAAGCATCGTTATCTGCTATATTGTATTGTCCACGTAATTCATATATGTCTTTATCATATTTTCTGTCCCTGTTTTCTAAAAATAACAGATCCTGTATAAAAACTTCTGAATTACTACCTGCTTCAGGAGATGGACGAGTAGGATCTTTTCCGTCATCGTCTCCATGTACTCCCATATACTTATGTATATGAACACCAGTACCACCAGCATAGATATGCTCGCCAACAACTCTGTCCACAAAGTTGTAGTCATGTGTTTTAACTGGATTCCATAAACTTAATCTTGGCATAATATACTATTTATCGGTTTATGTTACAGACATTTACCACAAGTTTCCATGCACTTGACAGTATATTTAGGCTGTTCAGGTAAATCCCCTGATATTCCTTTATGAATAGTGTTTGTGTAATATGAATTTTTAAATATATCTTTATATGTGTAATTTGTTGTAGGTATAAACTCTTCTCTGTTTATAAATTGGTTTTGTAATTGCTTATCTAACGGAGAGGTATATATACCAGCACCTATAAAACAACATGGAAGTAGAGCACCATCACAATCTATATATAAATCAGATGTATTTTCACCTATTTTACAGTCTATGTCATATTGGCCTTTTATCATGTTCATATATTCTGGATATTCTCTATACTGATTTGTTGTAAATTTTCTACGTTCAGGACTTAATGGTAAAATTTTTACACTTGGATCTTTACTGTAATGCGGATTTATAGAGTATTCAAAGTTACCTTCTTTATCAAATACTTCTATGGGATATACCTCTTTTATATTGTCTTTTTGTTCTACACCAAAACCAAATGCTTCTTTTTGTTCAAATTCTATATCTAAATCTTTACATATATTTTTAATTTCTTCTACTTGATGTATATTGTGTTCAAACATTAAAAATTGCCATAGACTTTTTGCTCCAGTCTTATTGTAGGAGTTTAAATTATTCCATACTTTATTCCATTTTACGTTTTTCCTATGTAAATGATTTGTATCTTCAAGACCATCTATACCCCAAACTACAAATGATGATGTATCTTTTAATAAATTTCCTAATTGTGTCCACCATTTTTCGGTTCTAAAACCACCATTTGTATGAATAGAAAACATTGTGTTTGGGTTACAAGTCTGTAAAAATGCTATTATTTCATTAAGTTCAGTACATGCTATAGGATCTCCTTTTGTACCACAGAACTGCCAATGGTCTACGTTACTACAAAATTCTTCTCCTAATTGGGTTTTAAAATAATCTACACCCAGTTCTACATTTTGTATTATAGAGTTTAATGTACCACCACCTAATCGCCTAACACATACTGGACATTCTGCATTACATTTGTCAGTGAGTTCTACATGAACACTTTTTGGATGTGTAAATTTAGGCATATCAATATTTATCAGTAATAAAATTAACACATATTTTAACTGATAAATAGATTTATGTCAGCAGTAAGAGGAGCCAGACCTATTCGCAATAGTGAAATATTAAATTTTCACAATAATTTAGGCGAACTTAAAATTCCAGACATTAGTGAATATGCTAATATTTGGAAAGAATGGATGAACTTTTCAGATACTAAATCTATAAAAGGATTAAATAATTTCAAATTTGCTGATTATACGCAAGGTACTAGTCAAACTTTTGATAATTTTATTTTAAGACACAGTCAAGATAGAGAAATAAATGTCTTAATAGGAGACTTCCAATATCATGCCTGTTTAGGTAAACATGTGGAGTTTCAGTATATTGATTATCCACATCATTTAGAAGGAACTTTAAGAGGACCAGATTTACATGCATTATTGATAAGTGCACCTTTTAGTGATTTTGGTTGTATACATCCTGATTTTGAAAATTTATTAAGAATTTGTAATGTACACAATATACCTGTATGTTTGGATTTAGCATATTGGGGGATAGCAAAACATGTACATATAGATTTAGATGAATTTCCATGTGTGCAAGAAGTTACATGCAGTTTAAGTAAACCATTTTTTACATTGGAAAATCACAGAGTAGGTGTTAGGTTTACAAGAGAATATTCTGACGATGGTATTAGTATGCTTAATGAAGTAAAAATGGCAAACAATCACAGTATGGCACTTGGTGTGGAATATATGAAAAACTTTAGTGCTGATTATAATTGGCAAAAATACAGAGAGCAATATGAAGATGTTTGCCATAAAGAAGATTTAGTTTGGTGCGACACAGTAATATTTGGGTTGGGTGATGATGTCAGACACAAAGAATTTAATAGAGGTATAAGTGGGAATTACAGAGTTTGTGTAAGTGAGTGGTTGAGTGACTGTTGAAAAAATAATTAATGTTTCAGTAAGGTCCCAATATGATCATTTAGAAAAAATAAATGATCTGGTAGTAAATGAATACACACCAGCAATAAAAAAATATTTTAACATTGAGACCAATGATGTCACTACAGATCATGTTCATCCTTCTGATGCTCCAGAATATTTTAGCCTGAAGAAAATTAATAAAAAAACAACAATAATTAATTTTACTTGGGTACGATCTAATAAAGTAAAATTCAGACACTTTTTTACACCAGCAACCATAATGTTTTTGATAAAATTTTTACAAAGAAACCCAAATAATAAATTAACATTTTGTGAATTTTTTGAACCAGAAATTTATATTAATTTATTAATTAAAATATTTCCTGAAAAATTATTAAATCAAGTTTATTTTGTAACTAGTAATATAAGTTTTGGAAATCTAGCGGAATTAAATCCTGATTATAAAGTAAACATTTTAATATCTCAGATGTTATTGCCTTATTCTATGCAACTATTACAAAAACCTAATAATGAAAAACTTCCAGAAGAAAAAACTTTTCAGATAAATGCACATGCCGTAAGAGGAACAAAAATAGCAGTATATAGTATGCTACATCATTATGATTTATTAAAACATGCACATTATTCATACGGTGTACCCACGTGGGATAATTTAAAAGATGTTGTAATAACTGAGTACCAAAACTCTTCTGAAATTGATTTTTTAAAATTGTGTTTTGAAAAGGAACATGAGATACATTCAAAACATTTTGATCAAGTTTTGTTTGAATCAAATGATTTACATCTTAATGAAAATAAATATTACAGGGTACAAATAAGTGATTCATATTCTCATACCTATAGAACTGTTATATTGGGAGTTGTATTGGAAGATAATTTAATGCCTAATCTATTAGATATAACAAAACCAGTTAAATTAGCAGTAGGAAATCAGACTTCAGAAAAATTATATTTTAACATTTATTTTAAAAACCCATTTGTAGTTTTCCACAATCCAAATTATTTAGAGCAAATAAAAAGATTTTATGGATACAAAACCTTTTCGCCTTGGATAGATGAGTCTTATGATCAAATCGAAGATGACCTAGAAAGATATCATGCAGGAGTTAAGGAAATAAAACGTATTTGTGAGATGTCAGATCAAGAAAAAATAGAATTTTCAGAAAATGTAAAACATATTTGCGAACACAACTACAACGTAATGTCAGAAACTATCAAACAAAAAAAATATATTATATAAATAGTGATGTAGCACACTATACAGGAGATAAAATGATAGTAAATTCGCACAATGATTGGGATCCTTTAGAGGAAATAATTGTAGGACATGCCCATCATAGTCGCATAGCAACTGATGTTTCAGCCAGAAGTTTCAGTTATGCCCCATATCCAGAAGAACAGATTAAGCCATTAGAAGGAGTTTATCCTCAATGGGTTATCGACGAAGCCAACGAAGATGCCGATGGTCTAGCAGACACACTTACAAAAATGGGTGTAAAGGTTCACAGACCAGCAATAGTTGATTGGGAAAATTTAAATTACGATATAGGTAAAGGTTGGAATTCTAAAGGATGGTACAGTTGGTGCCCTAGAGATTTAATACTACCACTAGGTGATATGTTAATTGAAACACCTACTCCTGTAAGAGCAAGATATTTTGAAGCAAAACATTTATACGAAGATATAATGTATGAAGCATTTGAAGACGGAGCCTTATGGTTACAAGCACCTAAACCAAACTTACATGATGACATGTATCAGTTTGACAATTTAGACGTTGCCACCCTATTAGATCATGAGATATGTTTTGATGCTCCAAACATTGTGAGAGTTGGAAAAGATTTATTATATCAAGTTAGTAATTCAGGTAACATGAAAGGTTACAAATGGTTAAAAAGATTATTAGAACCAATGGGTTATAAAATGCATTACAGCGAACTTTATAGTTTTGCTCATTTTGATAGCACTATTGTACCACTAAGACCAGGATTAGTGTTAATGAATAGCAGTAGGGTAACGCCTGATAATTGTCCTGAAATGTTTAAAAAATGGGATAAGATTTGGTTTGATGATTGTGTTGTACAAGGCAGTAAACTTTCTGAGGAAGGATACATAGCACCATGTTCACCATACATTGGTATGAATTTACTTAGTGTAGATGAGAATACTGTTATATTAGACTCAGCACAAGAGCCTCTAATGAGAGAATTAGACAAATATGGTATAGATAGTGTACCTGTTCAGTTCAGGCACTCTATGACGTTGTCTGGCGGTATTCATTGTGCCACTTTAGATCTTAGACGCAGAGGAACTTTAGAGAGTTATTGTGATTGAGTACGGACATTTTGACATCTCTATACCAAAAGCTCAACTAGATAATATTAGGTTTGAGGATTACTTTCAATGTTATCAACAATATGAGGCACTGGAAGAATATTATAATGAGCATAACAGTAGTATCTGGCAAATGTTTAATGAGTCTCCACAATGGGTACATGATTTTGCTAACAAAATACCACAAGGATTTGATCATCATGTTGTGAGTGTAATAAAAATATTACCAGGAAACACAATTCCGCATCATGTTGATAAACATTTTAAATTAAAGCAGGAACATGGTGAGGGTGAAGGTTTTAGATATTTAATTTTTTTAGAGGATTGGAAAAGAGGACATTATTATGAAATACATGATCAACCTTTTACAAAATGGAAAAAGGGAGATTGGGTAAAGTTTGGTAGTGATGATTGGCATATAGCAGGTAATATGGGAGATGAACCTTTTTACTCTGCACAGGTTACGGTATTATATAAATGATAAAAGGTCATATAAATTTAGATTGGTTAGACGAAAGAGTACTTTATATAACTAAATTTATTGAAGAAACGAATACAATCTGGTCTAGTGGATATTGGAAAGACAGCAATTTGCCTGTGCCTGACTATCCATTAGATGCTTGTACTATTTTACAAACTTATGATGACTTTGCTCCTACATGGGCACACAAAGTAAAAGAAATGTTTCCATTTATAGAGCATTCTTTGGTCACAGTTAATTGTATAAAACCTGGTCATATGATTCCTCCTCATCGTGATAAGTTTTATAGGTTATTAGATTTAGCAAAATTAAATAAATGGGACATAAAAGGAAAAACACCAGTTAGAGTAAATGTTTTTCTTCAAGATAAAATTATGGGACATTTTTTGGAAATAGGAGATCAATCGTTTCCAGAATATAAAAAAGGTGACTATACATATATAAAGAAAGATGTTGTACATTGTGTTACTAATGTCAGTAACACTAATAGATATACATTACAAGTTACAGGATTTGCAAAAACAGAGGACATAACATGAGAATATTCATAACAGGAGCAGACGGTTTTATAGGTCAGCACATGGTGGAAAGATTAAAAGATAAACACGAACTAGGATTTCTATCAGAAGATTTAAGAGATCATGCCAAAGTTGCTATGCAGATATCTACATTTGATCCTGAAATTATTGTACATTTGGCGGCAAGAACAGAAGTACAAGATAGTTTTTATGAGCAAATAAGTTTTAGTGAAGTAAATTATGTTGGTACGGT